ATGGAGTATCAAGTGACTGAACTTATAAACACAATACTGGAATGGCCATTGATAATTCAAGGCGCTTTGGGTTCAGGATTGTTTTGGCTGGTGCTTGTGATTGGTCAGAGGATTTCGGCTTTATCCGGAAAAGTTATTTCTCAACGGTCTACAGAAAACGAAATAAACTATTTAAGAGACCTACGGGATAAATACGTTGGCCTCAAAGCCCATCATGAGAATAATGTGCAAGTTGCAAACTATATCGCGACAGGGATTATATATAAAAGTTTACGCTCACTCTTTAAGGGGCTCATTTGGCTCGCACTAGGGTTAAGTTTTGGTTCAATAATTCCAGTTTTAGGGGTGGTGGGGTTTGTTGGTTGCCTTTATCACATGTTCAAGGGGCTTGCTGTAGTCCAGGAAGTAGATAAAAGCATTCCGCCTGCCGATAGAATAAGAGAAATCGATGAAAAGCTGGAACAACTAGAGCCTAACAAGTCAAGCAACTCGGATGGCGTAAACGCCGCCGGTTCTTGAGGCGTTGTTGTCGGACGCTTCGCGCCGGCAATAACGGCCCGCACATACCATCCGCTTGTTCAAGCAAACTTGCCCCCGCGGCCACCGCTCGCTCATCCGCGGGCCGTTATGGCGACGGTAAGTGTCAAAGAAGTTGTCGCTTTTCTTGACGCCCATGCAACGTTCTTTTCAGGTGATTGTTTGTGGATTTGGGGTAGAGTTCCCCTCGCCCACAACAGACCTGTTTCAGATCTTTCCAGACCAACGCTCGAGCCGATTTTCCGGAAAGCCAGATAGGGGAGATGCCGTTCCACCCGATAGCTACCCGCCACTCCCTGGTGACGACCCTTCAGAGCCACCAACCAAAGCCCACACACAATAAAGATGCATCGCATTATCCTGGCCACGAATGAGGCAGCCCATTCATGAGCAGCCTCCAGATTTCTAAAGGCTTTTGCGGATAATGCGAACATTCCTGGCAAGTCATGAACAGCAAGTCCAAGAAAGGATCAGACTGACAGACGATCCGTGCAAAACAGATGTAAGGGGTCACGTAAAACGAGAAAAATTTGCACATAAAACGAGAAAAATTTGCGGCCTCTCAAAATCTCGTTTTGTGTGAAAATCATCCACCACAGTCATCCGGTTTTATCTCGCAACCACCAAAACAGTTCGCCAAAATTGACACCGCATCGCCTGCACTCCTGGCTAATGCGCTTGAGCTCTCCTATTGTCGTTCTGTATCCATTGCAGTGCTTCATGTATCCGAGCCAGCTCGACAGGCTTTGCCTGATCGTCTCCGCAGATATCGTCCCGTTTGCATATCTATGCACGAAACCCTTCATCCTGCGCCTTGTCTTCTTGACGGTCCGCTTCCTGGGAAGGATGTGGGTTTTCCAGATGCGGTATCCGCAAAAATCAACACCTTGTGATGCTGGGTATATCCTTGTTTTTGGGTTGAGGCGCAGGGACAGGTCTGCAGCGAGATACTCTTTGATGCGCTCAAGCGTTTGCCTCAACCCCGCCTTGTCGTTGGAAACAATCACGGTATCGTCCATATATCTGACATATCGCTTGACGCCGAGGGCGTCCTTTACAAAGTGGTCAAGCCTGTCCAGATAAACATTGGCGATAACTTGCGACGTCAGTGCACCAACAGGTGTCCAGATTACAGTTTACAGTGGATCGCTGACGCAGCGCAGGCCCACGTTCCCGTCCACGTTCCACACCGTGCTGTACGCGAGCGCGCAGCGGGCCCCGGCAGGGTCGCCCCAGTCGCCGCCGACTCTGAGCTGGTACACACTTCCGTATAAATCGCCATGGTCGTATGCGCTGTCAACTCCCTCGTCGTGTGACGCCCACGATGATCCTCCGCCGAAACCAAGATTCCCGGTCAACTGGTATACATTCCCGCTCGGCTGGTCGATGTTCGCGCAGCTGACCATCCAGTCCTGACTGCCCGTGTTCACCCGGCCTGACGCCCCGGTGTTTCCTGCTGGCACCCCGTATGCGTACGCAAGGAACTCCTGGTATGTCGGAAGACGCTTGCCGGCATTTGCAGCAAGTTGGGCATAGTCAAAATAGGAATATCCTTCTGTCCCTGTGAGCGGAACGGCTCCATACACAGACTGCGGGATGGTTTCCGGCCACTGAGTCCCGTCTTCAGAATTGAGATAGATATCGACCCAAACGCCGCCGACCTTGGCCATTCCTGCCGGGTCAAGGCATGCCGGGCGACATATCAGATCCCATACAGAGTTTGGGACAACCTGTACGTCCAGCGTAGCTGTTTTGTCGAACCTCTGGTCATACGTCCTGACACGACCGTAGTGGAACCCTCCGATCTTGATTGAATTTGTCGCCGTATACCCGTCCGGGGCTGTTGTGTTTGCAGATATGACGGCCTCGCCGTATTTTGATCCGTCGTCGCACACATACACGCCATAGTTCTGTCCGAGAGTCAGCGATCCGATGTCAAGATCTTTAATCTCAAGGCCTTCTTCCAGCACAAAGCTGGTATGGGCGTCGCCAGATATCATGGGGACCACGGTTTCGGCGTTGATGACAACACCGTCCCCGTCATCGTTTACCGTGAGAATGGGCACGCCCTGCATGCCTCGCAGGGTCTGGGCCAGGGAAAGGGTCTCCGCCAGAATTTTCGTCTCGGCGCTATCCTCGTTTCGCCATTGTCTTCTCATTATTCTCCTCCCAGTCGGTCAATGTATTGCCTGATCGTTTCTGCGTCCAAACCGATTCTGGCGTACGCAGATGCAGGGTTGTCTTCGAGCCTGTATTGCACGATCTCTGTATTGCCGTCCTGTCCTTCTGTTTCCATGACCCTGTATTCAGGCTCGGGGCCATCTGCATCATCGATCGACTCTAAAACCTTGTCCCTCTGGTACACCTTGCCGGTGGCCAACATTGCCTGCAATTTTTTGATCACGCCGTTTTTGGGCAGATCTCCTTCCTCTGCCATGGATACGCATATTTCCACATCACGAGCAGTCCCAAATCGTTTCGGTATGCCTCTCATACTACCTCCGTTATTCAAGCATCATTCCTGGATAGCTTCCGTCTCCGCAATAGATTCCACATCCGCAGTAAATCGACGGCCCACACACAACATGAAGCGCATCGCTGTACAGGCTGTCATACAGCAGATCACCGTCACCAATAACCTTTGCCCGCACCTCGTAGGCCCCGGCAGTATCCCACGACAGCGTGATTGTGTTGTTCAGCGTTCCGGCCATCGCGCCGGACACCACGGTCGGGCTTCCGGTCGCGTACCACCGGATCTCTGTCGCCTCGCCATCTATCCCGTTGAGCGACAGCGTCAGCTCGCCAAACGTATCAATGGACGCATCCCCGGACACGCTCGGTGCATCGAGCCTGCGCACAAGATCGCCATTGGATCTCCGCCACCTGGCGTACTGTGACACCTCGGCTCTAACGCACATCCAGAAATCGTCTTCACCTGGATAGACCCAATACGTCCCAACAAGGTATCCATCATCATCCGGTGTAGGACGTCTTGAACGGCTGACACGTATATTGCCAAGCGAGATCTCCTGCTGCATGACGATAAGATTGGATATGCGATCGGACATTGCATCGAGTCTGTCCGCGAGATCGTCTGACCCGCCCCTGGCAGTAGAAATCTCTTCTTCGAGAGATCCCAGGCGCGAATCGCGGTTTGTGAACTTGTCGTTGTAGGTTGACCCCTCGGCATTGAACTCGTCCACCCACGCGTCAAGCTCTTCCTGCATGGTGACCAGTGCGGTCAAAAAAGCGTCGGCGCGCTGGTCAAAACTGTCCATGTCCTGCCGCGTAGGCGCTACCGGCAAGCTGGATATTTTTGATAGAGTCATGGGTCCTCCTTATATTAGGCCCTGTATTGTCAGCGAGCAGCTGGATGTCGTTGGCCCGGCAATAACAATGGAAAAGTCCGAAAAATAGCCGTACACAATCAGGGCATCATGGTCCGTGGAGTCGTTGTTGCAATCCCACACGCACGGCTTGCCGCGATACGACGCAAGCCTCCGCTGCAGATTGCTTACAGATGCTGTTGGCACGAGCAGGTCAACTGACAGTTCTTTTGACCAGGGCCCTTGCTCAAGCGATGTCACGCCGTCGGTGTCCGTCTCGGCTGACGAGTAATCGGTGATGCCCGCAGTCGGCGACCATTGCGATGCGGCAATGTATTGAGCGCGGCCGGCAACAACATGGCCGCACATTGCCTCGTCATCTCCGTTGGTTATCCGGATACGGGCGGAAGCGTTGTAGTAGAGCGGTGTCGATACGATAAGCGACGTCTTATACTCTGCCGGGGCAAAGAAATAATCTGCCCATGATGCGGATTGATCCAGACGCATGTCGAACGCCTCGGAAAACACAACCTCTCCGGTCGAGTCGTTGACAACCTCAATCTCCACGTCAGTTGCCTGGACATCAAGCAAGACAAGCGTGTCGCACCTACCAAACCCTATGGTCACGTCTATGTCGTCCGCCACGGTCTGCGAATTGACATAGGCGTCAAACATCTTCCAGCGATTCGTTGCGCCCACACGCTCCCATGCTGCGGCAATGGTCGTAGACGATACGCTTGATATGGTTGCCGACGCCCCGGAGTCATTCCCGGAGATCGTGTCCCCTGAATCGAAATCTCCGGACACGCCTGACAAAATCATATACCCGCCTGTTGTCCCGTCGATGAACGAGCATGTACCAGATGCCAGGGATGTCCCGACCGTCTCGCCGATGGTAAAGGATGACACATCTTCAGAGTCGCCGACAGATATCTTGACCCCGTCCTGGCCGTCACCGCTGCTGTCCGGAGGATAAAATCCGACATTGTCAGACCTTAGTGATGTGTATTCTTCAGCCACCCTCGGCGTCTCTCCGTCCTCTTCGTAGGATACAACAACGCGCTGCCCGGCTGCATATATTGTTTCGGCATCCCATTCAGAAAGCCCTGACTGCGTGACATTGCTGTCTATCAATTCGATATCTATCGGCTCGATGACCCTCATGCACGCACCTCCGGCATCCCGATGTGATCCCACCTATCAAGGATCTTCATTGATTTTTGGCAATACTTTGCAATGGCATACAGAGCTGCCGCCATATCTGATCCACCGCCAGCCGCTATCTGCTTCAGCGTGGTCAGCATGGCCTTGGTCTCGTCGGCAGTCATGATCCGGCCATCAACCCCGGGCATGAACAATTCCTGGCCGCGCTCGTTGATCTCGTACATATATCCCGGGGAGACTGGGCCACCAGCGTACCGGCCATATCCTGAGTTTCCGCCTGTGCTCGACGTGCTGCCACCGCTCGACGGGCCGCCACCGGCAGCGTCTGACGGGCCAAAGCCGCCAGAGCTTCCAAGGCCTCCTGACGGTCCGTACCCTCCGCTACCAGACCCGCTCCCCCATCCAGCCTCCTTTGCGGCTTCAAGGGCTGCATCTGCCCACGCTTTTGACAGCGAATCCGTGTCAATTCCAAGACTTCCAAGAGAATCAAGAGACCCTGAGATATCCCCAAGTGCATCTCCAAGGCCTCCGCCGACAAGCCCTGCAGCTTCGGCGAGAGATCCGACATCAACAAAAGAACCGTACGGCCCAACAGCAACGCGTCCGAGAGAGTCTGATATCCGTCCTGTTTCCAAGTTGAGCGACACTTCGCCGACACCGAACGGCTGGTATCCGACAATGGAGGTCGCATTCTCTGGGTCAAACCCGTACGCAGCTAGAGATCCGTATTCGGATATCTTTGCTCCTATCTCGGAGAGTTTGTCCTGTGCAGCAGCATACGCCCTGCGCCCTGTAATATGGCCATATTTATCCTCAAGCGCATCCTTGAGCGTTTCGTCTGATCGCAGGTCCATGGCATCAGCAATGCTCGATATGGCCAGCGCGGTTACAGGTGACAACGCGGCAATCATTGCTCCAGGGATGTTAACACCAGACAGAACAGACAAACCGTATCCAACGATCTTTCCGGCGGTTGCATAATCGGATACGCCTAGAACATCAGATGTTAGATTACCCATAAACGTTCCAGCAAACCCAGGAATTGCAGCCGAGACGAATCCCGACACCGCCTGATCAAACGCCGCATCCTTGATCGCTGAGGAAGAAATGTCATATCCGGCATTTTGCAATGCCTTGCCCATGTTAGATACTGCGGAGAAATTATTGATGCCTGCTGCGACACCACCCAGAACAGACGATTGCAGGGCCCCAATGGCATGGCCGGCAATATCCGGACTGTCCCACGACCCCGCAACATAGCCAGACGCCCTGGTTCCGATGCTGACGGCATTTGACACCGCATCAAAATATCCATCCGCAGACATGCCGCCGTTATCAATCGCCTGCCTTATCGTTTCAGCCTGTTTTGCCGGGATGACCATTTCCCCCTGCTGTAGGATGGCCAGCAATTCATCCTGCTTGATGCCTGTAGTCCCGGTATGGAATGTCAGAAGAGAATCGGCAAATGATGCACCCCAGGAGATGAGATTCGATGTTGCCCACTCTGTTGCCATCTGGGTTACATAGTCAGTCATGCTTCTCAGCATGGAGTCCCAGAAAGACTCCCAGTAGCTACCGAGTGAATCCATGTCTCCCTTGATCGCGTCAAACAGAAGATCAGACGCGGCGCCACGGGACGATCGGAAAAAATCGCTGACAATGTCGTACCCTGTTTCTCCCCATGTCCTTGCGTACCCGAGGTTGTCGTCATATCCAGCCTTCAGACCATCAAAAAAATCGTCTCCAGCCAACGCTTTGAGCCGGAACGCATCCTCAGCGTCATCAACCTCCCGCTTGTTTACTTTTTCGATTTCCTTTCTGGCCCACTCCGCGACCTTAACCTTGTCCGCCCCGGCATCATCGTAGAGCCTGGCTTTTTCGCGGATAGCCTGCCTCTCGAATTCGTACTGGTCGCCGGTGAGCTCCTCAAATTCTTTGACCAGGTCCTCCTGGGAATCGAGCTGGGACTTCTCCCATTTTGTCAACAGATCTCCACGGCGCTGGAGGCCTTTTTTGTATATATCGTTAGAGCTTTTTATGTACGAGCTATCCGCCTTGGCGACACTCTTTATTGCTGAATCTACACTCTTTGCGGTTGACTTGGCGGCCTTTTCTATGTTGGCCATGCTTTGCTTGCCTGTGTCTCCTGTATCGCGCAGGGCGTCCCTCAGGCTCTCGAACTTTCCGTGGAGGCCTTCAATTGTAGTGCTTGTGTCGATTATGTCCTTTGTTGCTTCTTCTTTTGTCTGCCTGATGGTTTCGCGCAGCGCGTCAATTGTTACCGCAGAGAGCTCCATGCTTTCCGGCAGCATCCATGTTGGTATAGATGTGTATAGATCGAGCAAGAATTCTTCTGCCTCTGCAATACCGAGCTTAAATGCGTCAAACGCTCCTCCAAGTCCATTAACTGAAAGCGCCAGTGTCTCCACAGCCCATGTGGATGCTTCCATGGTGTCAACAATGGCTTCACCAAATGACACAATAGAATCTTTATTCTCCCTGATCTCTCCAGATAAAAACCTAAGTGCTGTCTTTACTCCGTTCGACTGTCTCTCAAAAATGTCCAACCTTACGGACTCAACAACAGACTTGAATTCCTTCCACGCGCCGAGCGTGTCGTCACGCATGGACCCGGCAAGAGCAGATGTTGCTCCATCTACATTTTGCAGCTGTCCGTACAGTTTTTCGTACTGATCAATCTGCTCCATCAAAACCAGGACAGATTTTGATGCGATAATACCCCACTCTTCCTGAACCTTGGTGGCATCCCAGTTTGCATCTCTTGCGGCCTTGATTGTGCCGATCAGATCGTCGCTTCTTGTTCCGAGCTCTGCAGCAGCCTTGCTGTTGCGCAGCATGGCCTGCCGCAGATCCGTACCGGCGTCCGACGCTTTAATACCCGCGTTTGCCAGCGTGCCAAGCAGGGCAGATACCTGCTCAATCTCATAGCCCATGCTATGAGCAATAGGGGCAGCGTACTTAAGCGATTCCCCCATCATCTCGATGTTCGTATTTGACCTGGTCGTTGTCGCAATAAGCACGTCGCTGAAGTGCGCGAGATCCTCAACCCCAAGGCCCATGGCTGTAAGGCTGTCGGTCACGATGTCCGATGCACGGCCCAGGTCAAGGTTCCCGGCTGTAGCCAGGTCCAACACGCCGGGCAGGGCAGCGATGGACTGTTCAACGGTGAACCCGGCCATGGACATGTACTTCAACGCCTCGGCTGCCTGTGTGGCAGACCACTCCGTTGTTTCGCCCATTTCTCGGGCCGCAGCAGTCAGTGCTTTGTACTGCTCATCTGTAGCCCGGCTCACACCCTGCACGGTCTTCATGGTGTGCTCAAAGCTCATGCCCACGCTGGCAATGGATGTTTCAAACGCAGCCAGCGCCCTGACCGAAAAATAGGCCATTGCCCCTTTCATGGCCTTGGCCATCAGCTCGGCGCCTTTGGTCGTCCTGCCGATTTGGCTATTCAGGCTAGCCATGGACTTGCTGGCAGATGACCCCGCCCTGGTCGCGTCCTGGCCCATTGAGTCCAGGGCCTTACCCATGGACTTGACCTTGACAGACCCTTTGTCATCGACCTGCAGGGTGATCTTTACGGTGTTCGAGTTCATATCTGATCCGTCCCAGATCCTGCCATTCTTCCAGTGTTAAATCATCGCGCTCCAGCGGATACCCGCCGTCTTGCAAGGCCTTTATACGTAACAACTTGTGCGTGTATGGATGAAGATCTTCAGGCCTCTTTGACTTGCAGCCCTTACAGATGGCAGCAAGCCATCCGCCATTGTCTTTCCGGCACTGCTCCTGTCGGGCCGGGGTGCAGAGCCCGGCCCGAATAGCCTTCAGATCTTCCGTCAGTTTTTTTCTGCGTCCTCGCCCTGGTCGCGGGCAACCCTGGCAGACACATCAAACACCTGGGCGGCAAGCAGCTCGACCAGGTCAGACGCCTGCTCCAGCACAATATCTTTCCAGTCTTCGCGGTACCCAGGCTGGTTTGGATCAGTTACCAGGGGAACCCATTTCCCGTCCTGCTCAACTTCCAGGTCTCCGGCCCTGACGCCGACCAAGATCTCCAGCCCGTATTTCTGCCGCGCCTCGATTGTCCGGTTGATGAGTCGCCCGCCACTCCGCTCAACAGATGCGTTCTGATACGCCAGCCGCTGTTTATTCGTTGGCAGCGTGTAGTACATGGTTACACTGTCACCGGATATATTATCTTCAATCTTCAGGCTGCACTTGCCTCCAAGTCGTCTTGCCACGTGTATCTCCTTGATTGATGGCGGCACACGCCGCCCTTGTTTTACGCGTATGTCAGCACAACTTCATCATCCCCGGTCCCGGCATCGTCGATTGTTGCGGTGAACGCGAGTGAGTACGTCAGTATTCCATCCCGGTCTCCGTAAGCTGGGACCCCGTACTGAGCCTTGGGGATTGATATGCTGATCCGGTTGCCGATGTCTGATCCTACGGTTGCAGAAATGGCTGCTTTGGTCGATCCAGACCAGGCGGTCCACGGGTTGAACTCGGCCAAGGTAACGGCCTCCGGGTCAATTGATCCAGTCGGCGTCCTGGACTGGATCTCGATACCAGTCACTCCAGTGGAAGAATTGATATCTTTGCGCTGGCTCGTTGATACCCCAAGGTCAAACGAAAGGGCGTTACATACAGGCGAGTACCCGCCAACAGTAAGCCCGAGGCCCGCAACGATCGGGGGTACAATATCCGCAATAACCGGTGATGGCATAGCCTCGTCCACAGGATCGACCCACAGACCTGTCATTGAAAACTCGATTGTTCCCAAAGCGCTGACAGAAGCATCGATCTTAAACGACCCGCGACAGCCAATAGCCTTGTGAAGGAGGCCGTCTTGATAGTAGTATATTGTGCAGCTGTCGTGTTTGGCAGGGTCGGACTCTGGCTGATAAACCCAGCCTGTTGCCGCGTCGCCTGATTTTTTCATGCCACATGCCAGAAGCAGCGGCTCATATTCAGGCGGCAGTATGTCCGTATCCTCCATGCCGCCGCCCTTGAGTTCAGTTTGTATCGTTAGAGCAACAGTTTTTGTCGTCACGACAGACCCGATCGGACTCAAAACGTCACGTACATAATCCCTGGTAACCTCTTCACCAGAAGGCGTGATGTTTGACGAGACGTTGCAAATAAAAGCATCTGTTGCCGGATCAGGCGATGCATCGACCCCGTATGTCGCTTCAGTCTTTGCCAGGACAACCCGGCGTCTGGTTAATTTAGGCATGATATACTCCTATTTTCTCAAATACGTTTGGATAGAGAATACGGCTTCGTATCCGATGACACCGGACCCGTCTGGTACACGCAGGATGGAGTCTCTTGTCTTGACTATCTGCCCGGCAGCAATCTCTTGGCCGACCAGGGCGTCCTCAACCTTGTCCAACAGCTCCAGAGCCGCTGTGGCTGCCGCGTGACTGGACCTGTATTTTTTGGCCAATATCAGCACGGACCAAGACCACGTCTGTGCCTGCACCAGCGAGCCTGCTGCTTGGTTTTGCTTGGCAGGACCGCCCGCATAGACCACCCAGCACGCTGCCGAGCGCACGTCCATGGCTTTGCGGTCATCCATTCCCAAGGGCAGGGAGCCAATCCGGACCGACTCCGGGAGGGCCGATTTAAGCAGATCAATGATCTGGTCTTCTGTGGCCGAGCGGGTTGTCATACCAGATACCTCGTCAACGCATTGCTGATTTCATTCCAATCCAGTGAGTCTTCGTCCGGCAGAAATGGCCTTGCCGGGATCTTTGACCCGGGATGCCGGACAGACGTGACCGGATGGGACGCACCGGGCCAGACCAGGGCTTTCTTCGTCCTGGGCCGGATTGTCCTCGGTTTTGTTTTGCCACCAAACTGATGGATGGCCGCATACACAACATTCGTCCCCGTCTCGACCTTGTTACCCGACGCCCTGGCCGTAATGGAGTTTCTGAGCCTGGCTGTGTCCACCAGTGTCTGCCCGCCAGACGCCTTGACCCGTGCCGACTCCGGCCATTTGTGACCAGGAAGCCCGCCTTGCTCAAATGCTTCGGCGGACTGGGTGACAACGATCTCCCCGATCTCCCGCATGACAGGGGTAAGATCCCCCATCTTGGCAAGCAGCTCGCCGAGCATGGCCTGCACCTGGGACGTATCCACATCAATGCTGACGCCAGGCATCAGAAGCCCCTCCATCGACCACGGGGGAAAATGGGACGGGGAGCATCAACCAGCACTTCGTCGATGTCAGGTTCGGATTCGCTGCCCTCCTGCGGCCCGATAACGATCTTCCCGGAAACAATTGACTCCAGCAGCTTGGAGCACCTGGAGTGTTCCCGCTGCCAGGAATCAGGCTCGGCAACTCCGGGGCGGCGCAAATACAGGTGGTGCACAGCCAGCTTGGCCGATATGTTGGCGATAAGGCCAGGGACCGGATCGGCCAGGGGCACCGTTTGCACCGTGCCGACATACGCGTCGATCTCTCTGTCCGCTGCATCAATGGCTTCTTCGAGCACGGCCTGGACGGTTTCATCTTCCAAGCTGCCCGACCCGGCATCATCTGCCAGGTCGAGCAACTCGGATTCAGACAACAGCTTTTTCAGGTCTTCGATCGCAGAATACATGGCTACGCCTCAGATACCGTTGCCGTGCAGATTGCGGATGTGTTGACAATGGGGAACGGCTTGCTTTCTGCCACCAGCTTCACCCCAGAGGGATCTTTCATGGGGATGGGCTTGATGAAGAAGGGCATGGCCTGCAGCTTGCCGTCCAGATCATCAATGGCGCAGTAGGGCATCTTGTGCCCGCCGTCCTTGGCCACCATGACAAACTGATGGTCCCCGACCTTGGCCGTCATATTTCCATTGGAAGGATTGCGATACTTCTCGGCCATGCGCTTGACCTCGTACCCGCCAACATTGATCACGTTTTCCGAAATGGACACCTTGACCTTGGCCGTGGTGGTTGTGTTTTCGGCAATGCCGACAAGGTGGGAGTAGGCTGTTTTGCCCGCATAGGTGACAAATGATCCGCCAAACCCTTCCTCTTCGATCAGCTCGGCCATGTCGGACAGGATGGTGAATACATCCTTGAGCTTTGCACCGGTCGCACTGATTTTCGTCGACGGGATGTACGACAGGGGGGAACCGAAATCGACTTCCCAGGTTTCAAAACTCCCGGACTCAAGGGCAACAGGCCACTGGATCTTACCGGTCAGGGCCATGGCACCCATGGCCTCGGCAGTCTTCCGGCAGGCCTTGCGGAGATAGTCTGTCTTCTCCCGCGACCACGCCTGCTGACCACCACGACCCAATACCTTGAGATTGTTCAGATCTGCCCCAGTGACCATTTTGTTGGGCCGGATGGGCAGGGGTTCATAAAAGGTCACGGCACCGGATTCAGTGGTTGCGGGCACGGATGGGGCGCCACGCAACACAACAGGGAGCTCGCGGACAACTGCGCTCACCATGTCCGACCCAACCACCGGCGATCCCAGATTGGGCCGATCAGCGAATATCTCGTCGATGATCGTGGTGTGGATGGGAGGCAGGGATTTCAGGTTCTGGATGATGGCATCCCGGCTGAACAGCGATGTAAGATTAAGCATGCTTCACCTCGTTTTTTCTGGTTATTCGGCAAAGATTCCTGCGTCGCGCAGGGCATCAAGCTGGCTTTCGGTCGGCGATTCACTATCCGTAGCACCAACCTTGAGGGTCGTTCTGATGACAGATCCGTGGATGACCACCAGGCCGACCGTGGAGTTGGATGTGTCGATTTCAGCATCAAGCACACCAACAACAGCATTCAGCGGGGCGTCTCCGGTCGGATCATACGGGGCATACGATCCGTCAGCAGCTCGGGCGAGCAGAAGCCCCGTGGGATATGTGCCGTCATCGGCAGCAAATGTTCCCGACACGATAACCGGGGGATGCGCAGAGCCACGCGCCCGGGTGTCGTTGTAAGACAATATTGCGATTTTCGATGTAATGGTCATGGGTTCCTCCTGTGGTTATACTTTGTCTGTCAGATCGACATCTTCAGCCGGGGCCGCTGTGGGCTCCTTAAACTCGTCAAACAGACCGTGCCCCTTGTGGGACTCAAGGAATGCCCAGAAATGATCTTCCAGGCTCTTCTTGCCCTCGGACTCGGAAAAGCAGATCTCTTCATTTTCCGACCCAGATCCAAGATGCTCGGCAAAGGCAAGCACCTTGTCCTTTTCCGCTGGCATGACCTTGCCCGATTCAACCAGCTTGGCGATCCTGGCCTCTCTGGCCTCACGCTCCTTGGCCGCCTGGGCCTGGGCAACATCTGCAGCCAGCTTTTCCGCTTTGGCTTCAGCAGCTTCCCGGGCCGCCTTTTCCGCTTCCAGTTTTTTCTGCAGTTCCTCTATGGTCACTCCTGCATCCTCCTGTTTTGAGTATTCAAAATAATCGCCCTCATCGCTGAAACTGACTTCTCCCAAGCCTTCAACAGCTGGCTGGGCAGCCCCCAGTAACCCCACATGCCGGATACGCCCGTCCGGATAAAAGCTGACGCTCTTGTGTTTGTAGCGCCCGGCAGCAACCGCCTTTTTCAGTTCGTCCGGCACCTGCTTGAAACTGGCCAACAGCACATCTCCGGCTCGCTTGAGCTTATCGATCCAGCCGTATGCTGGAGCATTATCCTTGGGATGCCCAATGACCAATGGGGCTTCTCGCTTGCTCGGGTCATACGATTCAATGGCCTTGTCCAGGTCCTCCACCGTCCATGTCTTTGTCCGTCCACGGGAATCGGTGTGGGTCCCCGCGCGGAAGATAGGTGTCCATGTCATGACTGTTTCCTCGCTGCTAGACGTTGTTCCAAGGGCTGGCGCAGATTGGCCGGGTATTTGCTCAAGTCCGGTTCCCAGCCATCTTTCCCGCAATTGGTTTCAAAGCCTTTGTCCGGCATAAGCGGCCTGGCTGGCATCTTGTCGCCAGTCACAGGGTCCACGGGCTCAATCAGCTCTCCAAGGCCATTGCCGTGGCCCACTTCAATCCCTCGCTGTTCGACCTGCCGTTCAGACAACGTCTTCACCGAGCATCGGCAACGGAACCCGTTTGGCGGATAGAATGTGTCCCAAAACTCGCTGTCTGCCGGATAAACTTTGCCGTGCAGGGCCGCATGTGTCGGACGTGTGCGGGAGTCGTTGACAGCCGAGTATTGCCAGTACGGCCTGGATTCCCTGACGGCGACCATCTGCTTGTACCGCCCCGTTGCATAGGCAGTCTGGATGTTGGTCCGGAAGATATTGTCAACACGCCACGCCTTGACCCCGGTCCACCCCTGGTTCTCCCACACGTCAGACAGTGATGCCTTCCAGTCTTCAAAGCTGGTCCCATCGTCCAGGGCCTTGGTAATGGATTCAAAGATCATGGCCAGGACATCGGCTTCAGCAATGCCAGACACGGTAAATGCACGGGCCTTCCAAACGTCTGCCAGGGCGTAAAACTCGCTGGCAGTCATTTGCACCTTGGTGACCCAGTATTCTTTTGCCTCGTCCATGGGCAGCGGTTTCAATTCGACTGGCATGCTGTTTTTTGCTCCATAATACTAGTATTATACTAGTATAATACGCTTCACCGGCACTATTACCCCAAAAATAGCATTCAAGGCCTTACAAACGATTTTCGAGCGTTTTACCCCTTGTCGTACTCTTGCTGGCAATCTACGCACCGAACACACCCAGGAATGGCTTGCCTGCGGGCCAGGGGAATGAAGCACCCGCAATCAACGCACCTGACCCTGCCACACATGTTTTCGGAAGCGATATACACGGCATGCTTCCGCGACTCTTCCCATTCGCGCATGGATCGCCGCAGATAGTCGTTGGCAATATCAACCTCATCCATCGTCCTTAACCTCTTGATTCACCTGGAACCGTCCCCACAGATCAGCGGCGACCATGGCTTGCTGCAGCAGGTCTTCGAGATCTGCCCCGGCAAAGCCTTTTTCAAGCTCTTTTGCCAGGCGCTCCTGTACCTCGTCGTATGACCCTGATTCCTGGACGATTGCCTTGATGCGCGACATCACTTTCCGATCAAAAATTTTCGCTGCCCGGTCACGTCCCTGGTCTGCCATGTCCTCAAGCGCCTGTTGTTCAGCCGTGTAGCTGCCTTTGCCCTGGGCATGATCGATGTCCTGAGCTGCGCCATCTGTTGCGATATCAAACTCATCCTCGGCCAGGTTGTATCTGCGCACATAGTGGGCCTTGGTAAACCGAACGCCAGTGGTCGACAGCTTCTTGTCCAGGTCTGCCTGGGCGTCATAGTCTTCTGGCTCGCGGAAGCGGAAGGTCGGGGTAGGTACGCCAGGGGCGTTCACTTGCCCGTACACCCAGGCCAGATTTTCCATGAACGTACAGATCAGCACCTCGTCTGCTGCCGCATAGTCGGAAAGCAGCTTTCTGTGCGTCTCGGCCGCAGCCTTGGACCCTGATGACCCAATGTCCGCCGTCAGGGTCTGGCCCATGATGACCATAGCGATGGCATTGTCCATGTACTTGACCAAGTCGGCATGCAGTGATCCGCTTGCTTTGCCGCCGGTGGTCTCGACCTGCACTTCCGTACCCGCTGTGACCACGGCCACAGCGTCCTGGACCATATTGCTGAGCTGGCGCAAGATCTCCTGCCGCTCTGGCCGCTGCGCTCCGTTCCTGGCCCTGCCGATGACCCACGGCATGCCGAACTTTTCGCAAAGCGTTGTCCAAAATCTGATGCCGCCTTTTTTTATGGCCACGGGCCACAGGCACCGCGACAGAAGGCGCAGCCCATACGGGTTCCATGATGCAGGAAAATGGCGCACGGCAACGGCTTTGCGCGGATCAACATCCACACCAACGGCTGAGACATCGATAAATTTGAGCTTGTTATCAGACCCCCATCCAAACCATTCCGGGGGCCTTGGGATCATCTTGGACAGGGACATGGATCGGTTTCCTGGCGACCACACAAGCTCCACAACCGTATATCCAAAAAGCGGTGCATCAAGGATCTCTGAGAACAGGTTGTAGAGATCAACCCGCTCAAGATCTCTGGACAGCATGTCCCGCAGCCGAACCGCATCGTCTGTTGGCTCCTCGCCTTCTGCGTGACCCGGCTCCAGCACCCAGTCCTGTTTTTTCAGGGTGATCAGCTTCCTGGACTGTACGGATGCAGTAACCTTGTGATCAGCCAGCACGGCCCGCAGGGCATCCATTCCGGCGTTGGGCATCTTTTCCAGAACGGGGTCCGGGTCGGGCATGGTCCCCAGCCAGGATGCAGGATCAAACCCTGTAGCCGACAGGTATGTGTACATCTCGCTGCCGAGATCTGATTTCTTCAGATCATCAACATCCATGAATTGCGTTGGAGATACCCAAATTCCGCTCATCAATAACCCCGCAGCAGCTGTTTGCTGTGATTGATACCCGCCGTCAGCGCCTCAAACGGCCCGGAATACTCAAAATGCCTGCTGGCATACACGGCCAGCACATAGGCGATGGCCGCGTCACCATGTCGCTTGCCGCCATCACCGGCCTTTGTCCTAGTGCTGGCGGGGATCTTCGGGACTCCCTTCACCTTTTGCACGGCCCGCAGGTCGTCCATCACATCATCATCCCTTGGGATGGAAACGGTGCGATCCTCCAGCATGGCCTTGGCCGGGGGCCAGTTTTCCAGGAGCCAGGAATCATGAAAGCTGACCTGCTCAATGCGATCAGCGCCATACCTCTGGCGGCCACGCTCAGCCAAAAAAGCTCCGTTTCCGCCCTTATCCAGCGCACCACCGGCAAGCATGGGCAGCCGGTCGCAGACATGGAAAAGGATCTGCTCCTGCTGGGTAAAAGGGCAGTCACGGAGCTCAAGGAGGAAGGGCGTTGCAAAGGTTGCCCCGGGCATGGATTGCAAGGGCCAGATCACGGTCAGGTCAACGTCTCGTCCAAAGTCTTCTCCGAAATATGAGGGTCTCTGCGGAAGGCTCGCAAGCACATGGTCCAGCTCCGCCATGCACCAGTCCAATACCTCTCGAAATCTCTGATCATCGCGCCAGTCCACAAAGTCTTTGGACGGTGGTTCCCAGCGGATGACGGGTATCTCTGGCTTCCAACATGCCTCGATGGTCGAACGGAGCAGGTACGCACCGCCGCCCTGTGACGGTATGCAGAAGAGTTCTTCGTCGGCGTCGTCTCCATACGAAGCAATGATCTTATTGCGCCAATCAGCTTCCTTTTCAGCAGACCACTCTTCACCGCGTACCAGGCAAATTCGAGCATACAGCCCATCCTCCAGAGCTTCATCAAAGTCATACCGATGCACGGAGTATGGCAGCCGTCCGGCCCGGCAGTCCTCGATCAGCTGATTGAAATAGTTGGAGTCACCAAAATGGGTAGATATGACCACCACCTGACCGCCCCACATAAGCAGGGCCAGGGCCGCCTTCATGAGCCCTGCAAGGTCCTCATGGAATGCGGCCTCATCGATGACAACACGGCCTTGACGGCCGCGGAGGTTTGTCGGGCGGGAGCTCAGGGCAACAATCTGATGCCCGGACGCGAACGATATGCGAAATGCCGCAATGTCCTTGTCCCCGTCATCTGTCTTGTCCTTGAACACGAATTCATCGATGTCCGAACACGCTTTGGCGAACTGCTTGGCCCACCATGCGCATGTCTGGATGTACTCCCGGGTCATCTCCTGATTGTAGCCGATGTACAGCACGTCCATACCGTCCCGGCCTTCGGTGGCCGCTACAAGCACGTCATCAGACGCCTCGGCCCAGGTTATGCCGATCCGGCGGGATTTCTCAGCGATCTTGACCTCGGATTTATCGGCAACCCACTTCTGCTGGTATGGCAGCAGAACCGCAGGTGCCCGGTCGAGATCGCGTATGGTCAACATGCTGTTCATTGAATCCCTAAAATTTGCTTCCTGAACGCGTTCGCACTCTCAACAGAGAGCCCCTTGGCCCGGGCAGATTCCCGCCCGTCTGCGTTTGTCTGCGCCCGCATCTGGGAGATCATCTCCATGGCCTGACGCAATTCTTTGATTGATTTGAAATCGACTTGCCCCGGGTCACTCAACATCATGTTCAGCTTTGTGGATACGGCTTCGCTCAATGCTTCCACAGCATCCTCAGTTGTTTTGATCTCCCGCACCGGTGCCTTGGCGGCATTGACTGCCCGTCCTTCCCGGGCCGCCTTCTCCCTGGCCAGGGCCAGGTTCTCCAAAGCAGACACGGCAAAAGCGTCTTGCGCACCCTGGTCGGCAATCAGCTTTTTGAGCATCCTGGACCGGGCTTTGACGAAATCTGCCCGGATCTCGGATTCGGCCATGGCGATTTCTTCCCGCTTCTCACGCCACCGGTACTTTTCAGACCAGCGCTTGAGCGTGCTCGCAGCGATCCCGGTCATCTCGGAGACCTGGGCATACGACAGACGGTCAACGCAGTAGAGCTCCTGCGCTCGCCATACTGTTTCCGGATCGTGCTCCCAGCCCATTATTCCCCCAGGATGTCCTTGACCTTGGCCAGTCGCTTCAGGTCGGCCAGATACTTCAGGTGCAGATCAGACAGTTCAACAGCGGTAACAGCCACCGCCTCAATATCAAGATCTTTCAGGTCAGCCGTTGGATCAAGATTTGACCGGATGGTCTCAATCATGCCGGTTGCCCGGATCTCCATTCGCTTTACGTCGGTTTCCAGCTCGGCTTTTCTACCTAGGTATTTTGCCCGCTCACTGTTCATGCCACCCTCCTGGACTGCATCGCGTCGATCTTGTCACACAGTCGCTGCATGGTCTGGGTATTCAGGACCACTACGGAGTGGAGATCCCTGCACACCCGCTCGTATCCCTCGACCAGCAGGACGTTGTTCTTGTAATACGTAGATATTGCATCAACGGACTTGCCGTATTCTTCAAGGATTCGCGTTGTATCGGCACGATATGTCTCAAGCAGATCGGCCTGTCTTCTGGACGAGGTTGCGGATAAAAATATGACCACAAAGGGCATAACAAGCGGCAGCCCAAGCACAAGGATACCTATTCCCCATGGGCCTAATGCCCCGACAATTTGAGCCAGCGCCCCCATGGCAGCTGCTGTTGATGCGTCCATTATTCCTCCGTTTGTGGCGCGAGATCCGGCAGTTGTCTCAAGGCCTCGTTGGTTTTGCGCAGATCTTCGATTCCCGGGACCTCGTATCCCTCGTCAGCCAGCTTGGTGGCTGCATCTACAACCTGACCTGCAAGGCGTGTTGCTGTAGGGATCAAGGCGACAATCAGGTCAACAGTAGCAGGTGATATGGCCATGTCATTCCCCCTGTAGAGACAGAGACATCAACGTTGTGCTGATGTCCGATATGAGTTGCGCAATATCAGCACCCAGGGAGTCGAGGCCCTCGGGCGTGTCTATTGCATTGGTCCCGGCCCATACAATGACCATGTCGTTGTATGCGATGATTGCTCGTTTGAGGGCATCCATGGACTTGGCCAGCTCTGCTGGCATTGTCTCTCCTGCCGCCTGCAATCGTTCTTCGGTGGCAACATAGTTGGCGTACAGCTCTTGATATGCCTGCCCGACCTCATACCCTGTTGACTGCGCTCGCTCCCTGGGCGTCATGTTTGCCGAGCAACCGCAAGCGATACTGACGAGCATCACGACGCTGAAAAGCATCGGCAGGAAAAGGACAGATGTCTTGGTGGTCGATGTTGCGGATGTTTCCCCGGGCTGCTGCTTGGCCTTTCCTGTAACCAGTGCCAGCGCTTCAATAACCTTGTACACCTTGGCAACGAATGCATCGTCAGCAGGGGTGTCTGTCAGCTTGGTGATCAGGCTGGCAGCGGTCACAACAGACGTTGCCGCAGTCAGGATGCCAACCCAGTTTTCTATGATCCAATTGATTATATCCACGACTTCCTCCGTTATGCTGAAAACAGTTTGATGCCATATCGCGCCACATCATGATTGCGGCAGTCTATGTGCACCCAGGAAACGTCTGCCTCCATGGCTGTAACCAGGAACGTCCCATCATCATCACGCACAATATCAAGATCTTCGAGGATGGTCTGTCTGACAGTCTCTGCCGGGGCCCGAACTGGTATCAGGTCCAAGGCCCGTCCATAACGGTGCTGGGACAGTTCAGCGCCGACATTACATCCTGCAGGCCGAAACCCTCTGTACTGATTTGTCCCGCCATAATACCAGTCGTTTACGATCATGGGTCCAAACTCATCGCGCAGCCTGTCTGCGGCGCGTAATATGCGGGCATCAAAACAAATCCAGAGCCGTGCCCCATGCCTGTCAAGCAGGTCATGAGGCACAAGCTCGTGTAGGGAGAAATGGGATGGTCTGTACATGCGGCCAGGTTTAGCCGTCAGACAGGAACTGGGGAAATGAAGCGGATTCAGGGATTTTTTGCAGGAAAAACGAGAAAACCCCGCCATCATACACTGAGAGCGGGGTTCGTTTCGGCAATATTGTACCTGCTATTCTGGTCGATACATAAACGACCATTTCCCTAAGGCCAAGCCGTCAAAAGAAACGTCTGTCGTAAACGTCCGATGGTATCGAAGTGTATCTGTCGTTCGACCGGAAAGGGTACAGGTTACGGTGTCGACAACTGTCTCTCCCTTTACCAGAAAGAAAATAATCCTGCTGTTATGAATGTGGTGACACTTTTCGTCATGCGTCCAGTCTACGGTTCCATCGATGCAATATTCTTCACCGTTCTTTGACAAGACAGTATTAAACACACCGTAAATGCTATAATCTTGCATGCTGTACGGCAACGAGCTGTCACTGATAGGAGAGGAGTTAATCAGCACCCTTTTCCCAACATATGGACTCGAACAAGCCGCCAGCAACACTGCACCAAAAAACAAAAAAAACAACCTTTTCATTTTACCAAACCTCCTTTTTTCGATGACCAATATCCACTGCCTTACGCTCGTGCAAGGCAAAAATCAAAATCAGGCAATCAAATCGGCAGGCGGCGCTGTTTGGGTGCAGCATCGTTAAGGATCGCCCTGATGCGCCGTTCTGTAAGGCCATACTTTTTTGCCAGCTCCTGGATGCCGATTCCGGCCATCCTGTCCCGATAGATGGCCATGTCCCGTTTCCGCTGCTTTTCTGTCCTGTCCCAGATGGGGAAGTACACCTGGCATCCCTGGAACAGCTCGGCAATGCGCTTGGCAGTTTCGCGGTCCGTCACCGCCTCGATTTCCTGGTATATTTCAGGGATCATGAGGTCACCATCAGTTATCTTTTAAGCGTGTCAGACACAGCCTGGGCCTGCATGCGGAACAGCTCCAAACATCCCGCACACCGGGGGCCTGGGGACTGGCGATCAGGGCACCTGGTGCAGGCCACGTTCCGGATGGCCTCGTAAATTTTATCCACGTTCTCCGTGGGGGCCTTGCGTCCGTCCATGATCGCCCTCATCTTTCGTTCATGCCCGGCCTGGTCCCCGGCATAATTCCCGCCAGCCACCTGATACACAACTCCCTTGCTGGGCAACTCATCGGCATGGGACTTCCAGAACTTGTACACCGACCCATACCGGGCAACGATTTCATCCCTGAGACTCATCGTGTTTCAGCCCCTTCGCGACGCTGCTGGTAGGCCAATGCGGCTGTCATGGACTGCAACTGGTCATGACTGCACCAGACAACCCTGTCCACACCCCACATCTTGCGTGCAAGGCCGTCTGCGTACTCGGGCACAGGCCGCCCAAGAGAGTAGCATTGGGCCCAGATGCGCTTGATTTGACTTGCCTTGTCGGCAGGCAGTGCACCGTTCTGCTTCGACCGCCTGGGCTCAAACCCAAGCTTCCGCATATGAGCCACCACCCTGGTCAATCCGTACGAATCCAGATCACCGGCAGACTCGGCCCCGCCCACCTCGGCCAGTATGGCTCTGTACGCATCATCCGACAACCCAAGATCCTTCTTGGCAATATGAATCTTCGCAAGCATGTTCCTCCTGGTCATTGTTTCCTCCTATTCCCACATGTCGCAATCTCTCGAACACGATTCACACAGCGGTCGAGCAGAACGCGGATCACCTTTCCTGGTCCAGCGTTCTCGATTGACAAATCGACCACATGAACAGCAACGCTTATGATATTCAGTTCTTTTTTTCTTCACAGTACACACTCCTAACCAATTGATCCTTGATTTCCCCGCCCTGTTTGGGGGCAGGGTGTCAAATATCAACCGGCAATCCGTTTCACGTCTTCTTCGTTGTCCAGGAAAACATTATTGACCTCGTTCAGCGTCTTCCGCAATCGTTCCAGTTTTATGGCTTTCTTCCCGTCAATCCGTTTCCCTCCGATCATGAGACGCAACTGGGATAGCATAATTTCCATATCCGCAGCTTCTTCTGCCAGCTGTTCGAGTGCTGGCCTGTTCCTGAGCACATGCAGTGCAGCTGTAGCCAATTCCGTGGCTTCTTCGGCGACCATGGCCAACTGTGCTTCGACGCCCCAAGTACAAAGTGCTTCTTTGTAAATACTGTCCATTTTTTGTTTTTCCATACCAGTTCTCCTTGTATGTTATTTGGTTCATGATCTCGATCCAAAACGTTCTTTTATTTTTGCCAGGTGGGCCATGGCCCGCTGACGATTTGCCTCCAACTCCTGCTCCTCAATCCTTGCCTGCTCGTCCGCGCTGACAACCCTTCTCCCGTCTGTTGGCGAATACCGCAGGGCATCTTCTTTTTTCTTGTGGGCGACTTCAAAATTGCACTCGGCAATCTCGTAGGCGATGGCTCGCAGGTAGTTGTGTCCATCCATGGGCCTCTTCAGCTTCCCCTGGGCGTCCCGTTCCATCACGGCCTTGATGCCTTCCGCCCAGTATTCCGGGCGATTATCAATAATCCGGCCGCCTTTCCATTGCACTGTTTTGTCCCGGATGTACCCGTCCAGCTGACGGATAATGCGCAGGGCCCGGGACCAGGTCATGGCCCGGGGCGATCCGGGTTTCCGAAACAGGCCAAGATACGACCATATCAACCTGGGCAACTCCCCGGGCATGGCGTCCACTATAGTGACGGCAGCCTTGGCGTCAGCATCGGCCAAAAACAATTCAACCGGTCCGTATGTTCCGCAGTGAGGGCATGTTGCTTTCATCCCCGCGCCTCCATCTCGTCCTGCATCGCCCGCTTGCGGATGTCGTCATACGTCCAGGCGCACCTGTGCACACCGTCGGTCCCTGCTGCGTGGAAGCATTCGCACGTGCACCAGGTGCCGTGCCAGCAGCAGCAGTGCCGTTCGCAGAATTTTCGATCAACCTGGTCGCATGGGGGTCTGTTGATTTCTGCTCCATGGTCAACAACCTGGTTGCCTCGCAGTAGATCCCATCGACTACCCACCAGCCCAGCAGCTTCTTTCTGCATAGCATTTATCCTCCTTTTCCGTAGGCTGCTCGTCAGACCCGGGGCGCCGCCCCCGGATGACCCTGCACCCACTTTGCACCAGACAAAGTGGGTGCAGGGTTTCGCATTACCTATCCTGCAACTTCTTCAGCGTTTCCTCTGCATCTTTAACAGTCATACCGGCCATGAATGCATATTCGATCCACGCCTCTCCGTATAACTCCAGGAACCGGCCAAGGACCTCTATTTCTTGGTCTGTCAGTGCCATTTATGCCACCCTCCCTTTGATCTCCTGTTCGGCAATTTCATACCAGAACGTGTCTTTCTCAACCCGCCTGGCATGCACCAGGGCCAGCTTTTCGTCAGACCACTGGGAGAGTTCGTCCTTGTTCACAGATTCCTTGACCCGGATGGCCTCGGTAAATCCCAGTTCCTTGAGCTTGCCCAGCACCATGGCCAGGGTCTTCTTGGGCATTGGCTTGATCTCTTTGGACCTGCGGTACCCGATGCAGCCAAAGTCCAGGTCTTTTGACCGTTTATCCACGAACAGTTCGTCCTTGTTGAACTCGGCAAATGCCAGCAGGCCGTTTTCCAGGCTGGCCATCTTGGCTTGCAATGGAGCAACCGCCGCCTCTGTCTCCGCCTTCAGCCGATCAATCTCATCATTCATTGCCGATTCCCGGGCTTTGATGGACCTCTTCAGTTCGGCAATCTCGGCCAGGGCCTTGTTGGCAGCTGCCAGATCTTTCACCGGGTAGAGATTTTTTGGTTTCTGTCTCGCCATGTTTCCTCCTCAAGCTGTTTTTGCCATTTCTTCGGTTATTTCTTCGTCACCAGGGATTGACTCTGCCATCCTGGGGACAGGAAACAACCCTTCCATTTCCTCTGCCTCGTCAGCTGCAACGGCAAGATTTTGTCTTACAAGACGGAGCACTGCAGCCTGTTCCGGCCTGACTTGATGCATGATGCTACCCAGGGCGATGGCGCATGATCGTATTTCCTGACTAACCATTGTATCCTCCTAAAATATGTACGGCTATAAGTCTTCAAGCATTACATACAAAAAAATTGTCTCTTTAACATGTTTTATGTCTAAATTCAGCCTTGTTGCAATATCTCTTGCCTTCCACTCGATGTTGTCTCTACAGCTTTGGCAAATATCTATGGTTTCAAAATTATCTTCGTTTATGTGTCCGTCATAATAATCTCCACACTTAAAACATGTAGTCACGACATTGTGTTCAGTATTGCGACACACATCACAGACTTTTATTATTTTTGTATCCATTTTCAGCCCATATTTAGCATCTGTTGCATTATTATATACTGCTTCTTCAATGCCACCATGTTTTGATATGATTTCTTTAAGCCGTTCGATTTCGTCCCACATGGCAATAATGATGTTTGGATAAGTTTTCGCATACAGCTTTTTGACTTCATCGCGTAACTGTTCTTCTTCGCTTTTCATTTTTTATTCTCCACGGTCATGTTGGTGTTGGCACTCGTGACGATTAAATTACAGGCACATACTGGGCAAAATTAAAATAATCCCTTTCCGACTCCCAAAGGTGCATGGACTCCCAGGGGTCCTTGTCCCACGGTGTGGGCCGCCACGGTCTCCGGACCGTGCTCCCATTGGTGTCGGATGACAGGCCGTTCATTTTCCGGACAGCAGACACCCAGTCTTCGTCATACTGCTGGTCCTTATCCGGCCATACCCTGGCCATGACATTCTCAACAAAAAACGACCTGCGTATGCCGTCTGCGCAAAAATCGTATCTTGCCCGGATTGTCCTGGGCATGATGCGCGGAGTAATCATCCGCCCGCGCGGGGACTTGAGCCTTCCAAAATCACTGATCAGGTACCCGCGCATACCTGGTATTTTTCGCCATTGTTCAGCCATTGGATGCCTCCCCAAATCGATCAACAAGCGTTTGACAATGTTCCATCACCTTGGCCCGGGCCTTTTCCGAGTAGGGGTCCATTGTCAGAAATACCCGGACCAAACCAAGGGCCGCTGCCTTTTCAGCCTCAAACGGATCAGCATGTTTGATGGGTGGGTAGGGGGTGGCCCGCTGTTCCCGGGCCCGCATGGTTCCCCTGTACTTCAGAGTATTTCCGGACCGGCCGTAACGCTCGATGTACCCCTCTTCTTCAAGAAACACGCAATAACGCCTGACCATGGAGTACGAGACCCGGGTCACCTGGCTCAGGTCATGAAACGACCATCCTGGCCTGTGGCTCCGGACCGCCCGCCAGACACGAATGTACGACTCGCCATGCCTGCGCGGGGTCGCTTTGGGTATGTAGCGATACACACCAGGGGACACCCGCTCGGCCTCGCCGTGTCCAACCATGTCCTGCATGCGCCTGCGCAGGCGCACCTTTTCCCGCTCGTCATCAAGGCCGAAAACCTCATACAGCATGGCATGGCTCACTTCCCGCTTGCCGCCCTCGGACAAGCCCATGAGCACGCCGCGCAGTTCGTCCATTCCCGCAGTGATGGTCATATCTTCCGCCCCCGTGCCGTTGCTTTGGTCACCAGATCGGCGTCCACGCTTTGCGTCTGGGCGGCACGGCTCGCCTGTTCCACCTTGATCATCATGGTGTGGATGAGCCGAAAGTCGCCGCCGGACTTTTTTTTCAGGATGCGGGCCGCTTCTGGGCTCATCTTCAGCCCGGCAGCCCGGGCCGCATAGTTGAGCACGTCCATTTCCGACACGGGCCCAAAGACAACCTCCTGGGTCACGCGGGACCATATCCGGCGCCTGGATGACAGCAGGGGCTGCAATCCTGCCTCGCCGATCAGCACGATGGGGGCGCCGCTCTGGTCGTGGATGTCGCGCAGATCCTCGATGCGTTTGACATTGAGCCTGTCGGCCTCGTCGATAATGAGGGTCTGTCTGTCTCTCTCCAGCGCTTCCATGATGGCTATCTTGCATCGGTTCGCAGAGTGGGGGCGCTCGCCCTTGACTTCAAAGCAGAGTGCCTGCAAGAATGCCGTTTGAGTCCAATCCTGCCATACGCGCAGGAACACGCCGCCGTTCTCGGCGTGATAGTTCTCAGCGGCAAAGGTTTTGCCTCTGCCAGCCTGGCCGGACACAACGCCAATACCAGGCTGGCCCTTTTCCGTATCTTCCAGGTTCCGCATGGCTCTGCGGAACCTGGATACATTTTCCGTCTCCACAAATACTGGCTTCACGTCTTCCTCCTTATATGTTTACCGCGTGACCATCCTGGTCACGCAGCATGACCAGCGTCTGCCGGAGTTGGTTGTACCGTGGTGCAGCCACCTCGGCATATTCCCGGCTCTTCTCGTAATATTCCTTCCATGCCCGGTCTTCCTCGGTCAGCTCGATCCCTTCAACCTCGGAAATCTTGAACAGGTACTCGTATTTTTCCAATTCAGTTGAGAAAAAAGCGGGCCGATCATACCCGGGTTTGTCCGCGTCCAATTCGGCTGCAATGGCCTGCTGGGCAGCGATCAGCTCCGGGTCGATTTCGTCCTCATGCGCCACCTGGGGCTGTTCCGGGACAATGTCCTGAACTTGCAGCTCCACCTTTTCCCGCTTGACCCACGGCAATTGCTGGATGGCCTCACTGTCCCGGCCAAGGCCCATGGCGTCAGCCTGGCGGAAGGTTTCGCGCTTCAGCCGAGCTTGGAGTCTGTTGGCCTCCTGAACCTTGAGCATGTCCAGTTCGTTGCCGAATTCCTTGGCCAGGGGATGGATGGCCGATACGGGCGTGGCCTCGCCCAGGGGATGGTTGTCCATGGTGAACATTTTGACAGTGGACAGGTCCGCCCAGTGGTACCGGATCTTGATCTTTTGATTGAGCCCGTAGAGTACATCGGACTCGTAATCGACACCGGCCAGCGTAAATCTGCACCGTTTCGGATGGACAACCTTGGTGTGCATGAAATGCTGGTCCAGCTCTTCCGTACTGATGCCCGGGCCGCGACCGGCCTCCAGAATTTGCATGGGCGTGATCCCTTTACCAAGGGATCTGCACGGTCTGTTTGCGTACCAGCCAACATACAGGCGAAAGATTTCTGCGGCCTCGCGAACGTTGGGAATCCACCCGGAGTGGCGGGCCTGATGAAATTTTTCGTTTCTGGATCTCCATGCTGGCTTGGAGTCGATATTGTGCCCGCAATATGATGGCAAAAGCCGCTGGCACTGCTCGTCAAATGTACGGAAGAACCGCTCCACAATTTTTGTCCTGGCCTCGTATGGCTTTGATCTGCGCACGGCTATTCCAAGCCTGGCATACAGGCCGTTGAGCTCGTCAATTTCGTCGTTGTGATCCAGGAAATATTTGGAGGTGAAGGCACGGCCATTATCAATATATGCCACCTTGGGGTACTTCCCCAGAGTCTGACACGCCATCCGCAGTGCAGATGAGATGCAGAAGGTCGATTCAGAAGGCATGATCTCCCAGCCAACCGGGCAGTGGGCCCGCCAATCAAACCAGACCAGCAGACACATGCGCACGGGCCGCCCGTGAACCGGGTGGAGGACCTGGAAATTAAGGTCATGACCGTCAGCAAAGATGCAGTCCCCGACAGAGAGAAGTTTGTCGTTTCGTGTGGCAAAAGGCCCAACCTTGTCCTTGAGAGCCTTTTCGCCATCGCGCATAAGCACAACCAGGTCGTGGTGATGGGCATCGAACCGTTTGGCAAACCGACGAAAACTTGCATAGGATGCTACAGGAACACCGCGCTTTTCCAGTACAGCCCTGGTTGCCTCGTATGCCAGGGCGATCCCGGGCCTGTTTGGGTTGAGCCATGCGGTCAAAAACACGGCTTCCGCCTCAGGACCGATCTGCCCTGGGCCCTTTTTCCCGCCCTTGAGCCATGCCCCGCGTTTGTCGCATAGCACACGGTAATCATCGCCGTTGTCGCGCAAGGCCTTGTCCCACTTGTACAAGGTTGGCCGTGAGACCCGCCCGCGCCGTGCGTGCACTTTGGGCAGCAATTGCCCGGAATGGTACGCCAGCAAAAAAGCATCAGTTGCCGCACCCTTGGTTGATGCGGACTTGGAAACATGGGCCCGCCATTCATGGACAATGCGGTACCTGTCCAACCCGCTCTGGTGGGCAGAATCAGGTATGGCTGCAGATGTTGGTATCTCGATAATGGCAGGGGCCTGGGGCTTAACTGTCTGGACGCAGGCCGTATCTTTTGCAGACTCGGCAAGTATTTTGTGCTGGATGTCTTCCGGCAGATCGGCAAGGTAGAACGCCTTGCCGCCGCCTCGCGCTTTCCGTTTGTGGCTTGTCCATGACTCGGCCTTGGCACGCTTCTGCACGGCCCTGACTGTAACGCCTATTGCGTCTGCTATTTCTTTTGGTGTGTACTCTTTCATTGCCTGTCCTCATCCGTTTAATTCCCTGCCCCCGATGAGCGGAGGAAGGGTCAAAATGGGCGAAGCGACTTGATCCAGTTTATGCGGCCACATCCTTTTCATCTTCCTTATACTTGTCCCCAAAGTAGGACTTGGGGACACCAAGCTCCAAAACAAAGTACAAGTACAGCCTGCGTGATGTCTTTTTGCCAGCAATGAACATGCTGACAGTTGGTTTGGAAACACCAAGTTCTAATGCTACCTGCGCCTGGGTAATGCCGTGGAGCAACAGCCAGGCTTTGATTTTTCTGCTTTTCATTATACCCCCAGCTTCTGCATCAAGGCGCGTTTCTTCTTCTGACGTTGCTTCTCTTCAACCACCAGCCTGCCATACTCGACATACATCTGATCATCCTCATCCAACACGGCCAGGCCGGTCCCTTCCAGAATGGCGGATACAATCCCGGCATCGCCGGTTATCACCACCAGTGCGGACACATACTCCATGGGGAAGCGCCAGTCCCTCTTGGCCCCAGACGTCCAGTTGTTGATGTGGTTGATGGAGATCGATTCCCCTGTCAGCCGAGACATCTCAGATGCAATCTGTTCTCTGCTCAACTGGCAGGAATCCATCGCATGTGTCAGTGCCTCGCGCACCGCGTCCTTCCGGCTCAGACTACCGGCCCTCATGGACTGAGAGCCCGATGTCTGAATCGGGAGCAGGAGCTGCCTGCATGGTCCGACAGATTTTTTCGGGTTCCTAGACATTGAGTTTACTTCCAGATGCGGTTAGTTATCAGTTTAGCGGGTAAGCTGTTACCCCGCTGAAGTTCGTAGTACCCATGAATTTTGGTCTTTGTCAACAAGTTTTTGGGTTCGCACTTAAAAAATCCAAAAAATATATACTTCAAACATAAAAATCTTTAAATTTTGGACAGATAAATGAAAGAACGAACCAGCAACAAAAGTTCGCACTTAGGTTCGCACTTAACGCAAGGAACTGCGAACCAAAATTCATTTGCCTTTCGACTTCGCAAGGCACGCGAAAGCATTGGTATAACCCAAAAAGAGTTGGCCAAAAAAATTGGGGTTGTACCAAATTCTGTTCAAAACTATGAAGGGGGAACGTTTCCAAAGGGTGACGTTGTTGCCAAAATCGCAGAAGCCCTAAATGTTTCAACCGACTGGCTGCTGTCTGGTAAGGAGGAATTGGCACCGTATGGAACAGGTGGGGATTCTGGGGCTATAAATAATGATACGGCTCCAGAACATGAACGAGTTGCAAAAACACTTGAAGATGGTCAGGATTTCAATACAGCCGAGATCATATCAAAAACAATAGAAATACTTGAATCAAAGACCGTGTTCACAACGGCAATAGTAAGTAATATCGAAGCCTTTCACGAGGCTATCCAGATGAAAAAGGAGCTCCAGAAATTCAAAGCGGAAATGCAAACAGAAACCGCTAAAATGTTTAACGATATACGAAAAGAAGTTGCCAAGCTACGCCAGGAAAACCAGCAGCTACGCGACGAGATAAGGCGCGACCGAGATCAGGAAGTTACTGAGGACACGGGTTAG